TTGTCTGGATGAGGCCGAGCAAGAGCTTATCGTTACCATTAACAAATATGCCAGTCAGTTGGCAGCAGAACCGATAGCGACTAATGACGTTCGAGAGCAGCAGACAGCCGTTCCGCCAGTTCCGGAAATACAGGATGATGTCGCGCAAGCAATTGAAAATCTCAAGCAGAAGTTAGTGGAATGCAATCGCTATAACTACTGCGCAGATGCAGTTAAAGGCGTAGAGGATGCCTGCCACGCTGCCATGCTTCATAGTGCCGAACCTGCAAGTAATCATGAAGAGTTGCCGCTTGATTATCTCCAAGGTCAAAAAGATGGTCTTGAATGGGCTGCGCAGCTTGCAGAAGCAAATCACCCACAAACTGGCGACTGGCTTTACGATGACCCGCTGGAGGTGGCTAAAGCTATCAGAAAAGGTCCTGACATGCCCGAATTCGATGGACCAACTCCGGCAACTCCGGATGGTTGGATAAGCTGTAGTGAGCGAATGCCGAACGATAAACAGTATGTTTGGTGTTGGGGTAAGTCTTACGGCTGGACTGAGTGCGATACCTTCGAAGGGTATTACGATTGGTCGAGAAACAAATGGTGGGCAGTTACTGACGATGGGGAAGAACCGGCATCGAAAGTAACCCACTGGATGCCGCTACCAGAACCGCCGCAGGAGGTGAAGTGATGAACAAGTGCAACGCTCTGCTTTATGCCATGGTGATTGGTTTCGGCCTGGTTGCTGGTATCCGGGTTTATATTACCTGGGAGTCATTAATCAATCTGGCGTGGAGTGCGATTCGTGGCTAAATCCCCCGCAGAACGCAAAGCCGCGCAGCGCGCTCGGCAGTCCGCCGCCGGTGAGCGCAAAATTGAACTGGTGCTGGATAAGCAGGAGCAGGAAATGCTGGCGCGGAACTGCGCCGCCCGGCGCCCTGGTCGCGATCCCTATGAAATGGCCGAGTACATCGCGCTGCTGATCCGCCAGGATGATGCACGTGTGCGCGGGCGTATAAAATCGATCAGCAGAAACTTTGCGGTAAGTGCGGCGAGAGAGTTCCCGTTAATTCATGCCCGTGTAATGGTGACTCGCAATGCTGGGTGACTAAAGGCTGGCATGAAACGAAATTAATAGTGTGACATGTCACGAGTAGATTATGCATGATGAATTTGATGGGTTTTGAATACTGCCGCCAACTATGGCGGCTTTATTTTGCATGGTACTATTACCACAACGGTAACAATTACCATGGTGGTTATGATGCCTGCTGAACCTAAAACCTATAAACGCAAATCAACGCAATTTAAGCCACTAACCGCAATGCAGGAGGCTTATTGCCAGTCATACATCAAAACGCCTGAAAACCAGACTCAGGCAGCGATTAACGCAGGATTCTCCCCAAATACAGCGGCAGTTAAAGCCAGTGTCATGATGCGCGATGAACGCATTCAAAAACGGATTGCCGAGTTGATGGAGGAGCGCAACAAACGAATGCGCGTCAGTGCCGATTACGTTCTCATGCGCCTGGTGGAGATCGACCAGATGGACGTGATTGATATCCTCAATGACGATGGGAGCCTTAAGCCAATCCGCGAGTGGCCGAAAATCTGGCGCACTACGCTTAGTGGCTTTGATCTGTCATCGACCATCATGAACATGAACGAGGATTCGATAGAGACAATTCTCAAAAAAATTAAATGGCCTGACAAGGTGAAGAACCTCGAACTGATTGGTAAGCACGTCGACGTCAATGCATTCAAAGAACGCCTGGATGTTAATGTGAATGTGACAATTGCTGATCGCATAGCGGCAGCCAGGAAGCGACTCAAAGAACGTCAGGATGGTAATCAGTGACAGATACAGCGTTATCTCCTGAAGAGCAGTTGATCGAGGATATTGCAGGGTTCACTCACGATCCGCTTGGCTATGCCCTCTATGCGTTCCCGTGGGGGGAAGAGGGGACTGAACTGGCACATGCTACCGGCCCACGTCAGTGGCAGGCTGATGCGTTCCGAGAGATACGTGATCACCTGCAGAATCCAGAGACGCGCTATCAGCCGCTTATGCTGGCACGCGCTTCTGGTCACGGTATTGGTAAATCCGCATTCATCTCAATGCTGATCAACTGGGGCATGTCCACTTGCGAGGATTGTAAGGTCGTGGTGACCGCCAACACCGACAACCAGCTACGAACGAAGACCTGGCCGGAAATTATCAAGTGGTCGAACCTTGCTATCACGAAAGACTGGTTTACCTGTACCGCTACTGCGATGTACAGCAATGATCCTGGGCACGACAAGCGGTGGCGAGCTGACGCAATCCCCTGGTCTGAGCACAACACTGAGGCATTCGCCGGACTACACAACGAGCGCAAACGCATCATCGTGGTATTCGATGAAGCGTCGAACATTGCGGATCTGGTGTGGGAAGTTGCTGAGGGTGCGCTTACGGACGAAGACACTGAGATTATCTGGGTGGCGTTCGGAAACCCTACACGTAATACCGGGCGTTTTCGCGAATGTTTCCGCAAATACAAACACCGCTGGAAAACTGCGCAGATTGACAGCCGGACGGTGGAAGGTACTAACAAACAGCAGTTGCAGAAATGGGTTGATGACTACGGGGAAGACAGCGACTTCGTTAAAATCCGTGTGCGCGGCATATTCCCTGATGCATCTGAATTGCAGTTTATCCCTACCGGTCTTACTGATGAGGCAATGAAACGGGTGGTAACCGCTGCGCAGGTTGCACATGCTCCGGTGATAATCGGCGTTGACCCGGCATACTCCGGAGTTGATGACGCTGTGATATACCTGCGGCAGGGGCTGCACAGTAAGGTGCTGTGGACTGGCAACAAGACCACTGACGATCTGATAATGGCGAAGCGTATCGCTGACTTTGAAGACCAGTACCAGGCTGACGCAGTGTTCATCGACTTCGGTTACGGAACTGGTCTGAAGTCAATCGGTGACGGCTGGGGTCGTACATGGCAACTTGTTCCGTTCGGTGGCGCGTCTACTGACCCGCAGATGCTCAACAAGCGTGGGGAGATGTTCAACTCATGCAAGACATGGCTGAGGCTGGGCGGGATGCTGGATGACCAGGAAACAGCAGACGACCTGTCGACGGCAGAGTACAAAGTTCGCGTGGACGGTAAAATCGTTATCGAACCGAAGGAAGATATCAAAGAGCGACTTGGGCGTTCGCCGGGTAAAGGTGATGCGCTGCTGCTAACGTTCGCCTTCCCGGTAGCCAAGAAAACTAATGACCCACGGCAGCAGCAGGGGAAAGCTATTACTGAGTACGATCCGTTTTCATAAAGTTTTAAGCAGCATTGTCTGTGTTGCGATTGTTCCTTGAGTTAAACTTATTTGCAATTCTGGTATTGGATTTTATTTTTTCTTCTGCAAGTTCTTTTTCAAGCGCCATTATTTTTTCAATAAGGGAATCTCTTTCCTGCAAAAAAGAATTCAAAGACTCTTGGTGCTTGATTAAATCATTTTTATAGAATTGAATCTCAGACTCAAACTCAACCTTAACTCTGTCGTATGTAATGTCCCTTTGTGCCTCAAGCTTACGCAATTCTATGGCGTTTTTAACATCCCTGAGGCTTTTGTTGTGTTTGAAGTTATCGATGTTCTGTAGTGGAATTTTTTGAAACATCACCACTATATTGTTAAACCATGGAACTATTACACACAGCGCGAATGCACATAAAGCTGGATATAAGAGTGAGTGGTACGCATCACTATGGGAAGATATATAATTTATTTTTTCTTCAATTCCTGACTTACTGAAGAATAAAAATAATAGTGGATTCCAGTTAAAAGAACACCACGAAAACACAAATGCCCCAAGTGCTGGGTTGCGGACTCTCTCTGACGCTGTGCTAATAGCCGATGATGCGATCTCTTTAAATTGCTCGAACATGTCTAAACCAGATGTTAAATGTTTTTGTTATCTTACCTTCAAGGTAACGTTCAGTCACCAGGCAAAAAAATGCCCGGCGAACCGGGCGAACTGGAAGCAATGAGTTATGCCTTCCGTGGCTGTACTGGTTTACAGCATGAAGTCATCGCAATGGCGTCCTGCTGTAAAAAGGGCGGTGATAGTCCTTCAAGGGAAACAGTCACCGCCAATCCCCTGGAACTTCTGGCATCACGGTCCTTAGGCGTGATTCTGGCGTGGCATGCAGGATTCGAACCTGCGACCAACCGCTTAGAAGGCGGTTGCTCTGTCCAACTGAGCTAATGCCACAACGCTGAGAGCACTGGTTTGGCTCGATATCAGGTAGGGTGGAACAGCCCGCTAATATCCAATGCTCTCATCGTTGTACCCTCGTCTCTTCCGAGGCGTCACACCGAATCGCCGGGATGGTGAATCCCCGTGCGCGGAATAAAACCGCTCGACTTGCACATTCCGGCTACCTGGTTCGTTTGCCCGAGCAAGGGAGGGTGCCCCTTAAACGTATCCAGACCGCTATCGTCGCATGTGCCATACGCCGTACTGCTCAAAATAAAAGCTCACTCCACCTGTTCAATTTAACGACAAGCCAGTCAGGTTAGTAACCGGAATGAACTCTTTGGTTACCTTAAAGGTAATAATTCGTGCATTAAATGTCAACTGTCTACGATAAATAAATCATATGTGGTTAAATTGGTAATAATTTAATTGCGTACGGAGTCATTGATATGTGCATGGGTAGCTCACCATCAGTGCCTGCAACACCAGAAGTTCAGGCAGCACCACAGGAGCAGGATGCCGCCGTTGTTGATGCCCGCGACGAAGAAACTCGTCGCCGTCGCGCTGCTGCTGGTCGTAGTTCTACGCTGCTTACCGGTTCTCAGGGCGACACATCAACCGCTAATACCAGCGGTAAAACGCTGCTTGGTCAGTAACCGGAGTCATTGAAATGGCGGAAACAACTAAAGAGCGATTGAACAAACAGTTCGCACAACTTGAAAGCGAGCGTCAATCGTTCGAGCCGCACTGGCGCGAGTTGAGTGATTACATCAACCCGCGTGGTTCCCGCTTTCTGACTTCTGAGGTCAACCGTAACGATCGACGCAATACACGTATTATTGATTCGACCGGGACTATGGCGGCGCGCACTCTCGCCAGCGGCATGATGTCAGGCATCACAAGCCCCGCGCGTCCGTGGTTTCGCCTGGCTACGCCAGATCCTGAAATGATGGATTATGGCCCTGTTAAGTTGTGGCTTGAGGCGGTGCAGAACCGCATGAACGATATGTTCAATAAGTCGAATCTCTATCAGTCTCTGCCGCAGTTATACGGAAGCCTCGGCACATACAGCACTGGTGCAATGGCAGTGCTGGAGGATGACGAGGACATCATTCGCACAATGCCATTCCCGATAGGCAGTTACTACCTGGCTAACTCACCTCGTGGCAGTGTGGACACCTGTTTTCGCAAGTTCTCTATGACTGTTCGTCAGCTTGTTCAGGAGTTCGGGCTAAATAACGTCAGCGAATCCGTAAAAAGCATGTGGGAAAGCGGCACCTACGAGAAGTGGATTGAAGTGATGCATTCGGTTTACCCGAACATTGACCGCGATGCATCGAAGCTGGATAGCAAGAACAAGCCATTCAAATCGGTTTATTACGAGGTTGGTGGCGATAACGACAAGTTGTTGCGCGAGTCCGGATTCGATGAGTTTCCAATTATGGCTCCGCGCTGGGAAGTTAACGGCGAAGATGTTTATGGATCATCATGCCCGGGTATGCTGGCGCTTGGACCTGTTAAGGCATTGCAGCTTCTCCAGAAGCGCAAGTCGCAGTTGATTGATAAAGCCACCAATCCGCCGATGGTTGCTCCGACTTCCCTCAAGAATCAGCGCGCCTCCCTTCTTCCTGGCGACATCACGTATATCGATCAGATTACTGGTCAGGATGGCTTCAGGCCTGCTTATCTGGTTAACCCCAGTACAGCAGATTTGGTGGCAGACATTCAGGACACTCGTCAAATCATTAACAGCGCCTACTTCGTCGATCTGTTCATGATGTTGCAGAACATCAATACCCGCTCAATGCCTGTTGAAGCGGTGATCGAAATGAAAGAAGAAAAGCTTCTGATGTTGGGGCCGGTTCTGGAGCGTCTGAACGACGAATGTCTTAATCCTCTCATTGACCGCGCTTTCTCGATGATGGTGCGTAAAAACATGCTGCCGCCACCGCCTGACGCGATGGAAGGTATGCCCCTGAAGGTCGAATACATTTCTGTCATGGCTCAGGCGCAGAAGTCTATCGGCCTGTCCAGTCTGGCGTCCACGGTTAACTTCATTGGTCAACTTGCGCAAGCGAAACCAGAAGCTTTCGACAAACTCAACGTTGATCAGGCGATCGATGCATTCGCTGATATGTCCGGAGTGTCTCCAACCGTCATTGTTCCGCAGGAACAGGTTGAGCAGGCTCGCCAGCAACGGGCACAGCAACAACAGCAGCAACAAATGATGGCGATGGGGATGGCGGCGGCACAGGGTGCCAAGACGCTAAGCGAAGCTAAAACTTCGGATCCGAGTGTTTTGTCAGCTATGGCGAATGCAGTTAGTGGTCAGGGTGGGCAATCACAATGACAGATTACGAAGACGATCAACTGAAAGAAGAAAACGCCCGTAAGCAACGTGACATGGCACAGCGTGAAATTGATGACATTCGCTTTGTCATGAGCAGTGAACAGGGGCGTCGCGTTGTCTGGTCTGTGCTGGAGAAAGGCCGGGTGTTTTCCGCTATCTCACCGATGGACGCTATGGCAATGGCATTTAATGAGGGGCAACGCAATCTGGCGCTGGAACTGTTTCAGCGCGTTATGGCGCATTGCCCTGAACAGTATTTGAAGATGGCCAAAGAGGCCAGTGAACAGGAGTGATCATGAATTTATTTGAGCGTTTGCTGTATCGCCGTCTTTGCAATGAGCAACCAGTCGATGGTGGAGCAGCTCCGGCTGCGTCAGAACCGTCAGCGCCTGCAGGTGATAACCCTGCTCCAGTTGGTGATCCATCACAACAGGAAGGTGATAAGCCACAACCTGTTGCTGATGGCGATAAACCTGCTGATGACAAAAAGCCTGAAAACGATAAGCAGGATGAAAAAAAGGACGGCGATAAACCAGAGGGTGCGCCTGAGAAGTACGAGTTTCAGGCTGCCGAAGGCGTAGAGCTGGATACAGAAGCGTTGAAGGAGTTCGAGCCGGTGGCGCGAGAACTTAACCTGACCAACGAGCAAGCGCAAAAGCTGGTTGATGCTTATCCGAAAATTCTGGCAGGTGTTCAGCAGCGCCAGGCAGAAGCCTGGCAGAAAACAACCGAGCAGTGGGCTGCGGATGTAAAAGCTGACAAAGAAATCGGTGGCGACAAGTTGATTTCTAACCTTAGCGCCGCACAGCGTGCGCTTGACCAGTTCGGGACACCTGAACTCAAAGAATATCTGAACACCACCGGGCTGGGTAATCACCCTGATCTGGTCAAAACGTTCGTGAAAATCGGAAAGGCTATGTCTGAAGATGGCATGGTCACCGGTGGTAATGAAGGCCAGCGTAGTGCGGCCGAAGTGCTCTATGGCAAATAAGAGAGGAGATAACAATGTCTGTTAAAGGCTTAACTGCGCTAACGCTGGCTGACTGGGGTAAGCGCGTCGATCCAAATGGGAAAGTCGATAAGATTATCGAGCTTCTCAATCAAACTAACCCAATTCTTCAGGATATGCCTTTTGTTGAAGGAAACCTTCCTACCGGACACCGAACCACCATTCGTTCTGGTTTACCTTCTGCTACCTGGCGTTTGCTGAACTATGGCGTACAGCCAAGCAAATCAACCACAGTGCAGGTCACCGATTCCATTGGCATGCTGGAAACCTATGCTGAAGTCGATAAGTCTCTGGCTGATCTGAACGGTAATACTGCCGAATTCCGTCTGTCTGAAGACCGAGCATTTATTGAAGCGATGAATCAGGCGATGGCGCAGACACTGTTTTACGGTGATTCCAGCGTTAACCCTCAGCAGTTTATGGGACTGTCCTCCCGCTATTCCAGCCTGTCTGCGGGTAATGCTCAGAACATCATTGATGCTGGTGGCACGGGTACAGATAACACTTCAATCTGGTTAGTGGTGTGGGGCGAAAACACCGTGCATGGCATCTTCCCGAAAGGACAGAAGGCTGGCATTCAGATGGAAGATAAAGGCCAGGTGACACTGGAAGATGCTAAAGGCGGCAAGTACGAAGGTTATCGTACCCATTATAAGTGGGACAACGGGCTGACATTACGTGACTGGCGCTATGTAGTTCGTATCGCAAACATTGATGTCAGTAATCTTGACGCTCCTTCTACTGCCGCGAATATCGCAAAACTGATGATTCGTGCCCTTCATCGAATCCCAAATCGTGGGATGGGACGTCCTGTTTTCTACATGAACAGAACCATTAACGAAGTGCTTGACCTGCAATCTCTGGAGAAGAGTTCTCTGGCGATCAGCGTGAAAGAGACAGAAGGCGAATGGTGGACAGCACTTCGTGGTGTGCCGATTCGTGAAACTGACGCACTTCTGGAAACAGAAGCCCGCGTGGTGTAACGCCTGTTATTAACCTGTGGGCCGCAACAGGCCCACTAATGGAGAAAGAAGATGATCACCGACAAACTGTTGATGTTCTCCGAAGCACAGGCGGTAACTGATACCGCGGCTTCTACTGACGTAATCGATCTCGGTCCAATTGACGGAAACCGTCGCGATATCGGTGTGGGTTACCCGCTTGAGTTTTGGGTGCTGGTTAACGAAGCCGCCACGGCAAGTGGTGAGGCAACTGTAAACATCCAGTTGCAGACGAGTGAGAATAACAGCTCATGGTCCACTATTTATGATAGTGGCGCACTGGCAAAGGCCACCCTGACAGCAGGTAAGCGAGTTGTTTCTGCAAAGGTGCCTGCCGGTGTTCAGCGATATCTGCGTGTTAACTACTCCGTCGCAACTGGCCCACTAACGGCTGGCAAATTCACTGCGGGTATCAATCTTGATGTTGATGCCAATACGCCGTATCCGATCCGCTCAAAAGTAACTGGTTAAGGTGATATTGATGTCAGGTGAGAAACCAAGATACCGCGTTCTGCGCCTCTCTCATATCCATAACACTCTGTGGCCGGAGGGGGCAGAAATCGAATACGAAGGTGAGCCTGGTAGCGCACTGGAACCTGTTAACGATGCAGCCAGACAGGCAAAAGCAAAAGTTGCAGGAAAGGTGTCAATGGCAGCAACCAGCACCAAAATCATCAACGATGTGTCAGATGATGGTGAACTGGATAAGCTCCGTGAAGAGTACGAATTGCTCTTTAACGAGAAGCCACACCATAACGCCAAAGCCGAAACGCTCCGCGAGAAGATCGCAGATAAGCGTAAAGAACTGGGCGTGTAAGCCTCGCGAATCAGACAAGGGGCTTCGGCCCCTTTATTGCAGGAGTATAGAAACTTATGGCCTCTGTAGTAGAGATCTGCAATCGTGCGCTGTCCAATATTGGCAACAGCCGCAGTATTAACAGCCTGACGGAAGCCAGCAAGGAAGCGGGGGAATGTTCGCTGCACTTTGAGGCCTGCCGTGATGCTGTGCTTTCTGATTTTGACTGGAACTTTGCTACCAAACGCGTGGCGCTTGCAGATACGAGCAATCCACCGCCTGACTGGGAATATGCGTACCAGTACCCGTCCGATTGTCTGCGCATTACTGAAATTATGCTTCCTGGTGTACGCAATCCAACAGCAGCAATGCGCGTTCAGTACGAAGTTGGTGCAGACACCAACGGAACAGGAAAGTTGATCTACACAGACCAGCCGCAGGCATGGCTCAAGTATGTATCTCGCGTTTCAGATGTGAACATGTTTGATGCCATTTTTATGGAGGCGTTGGCCTGGCGTCTTGCGGCAGCCATTAACATGGCGCTGACTGGGAATGCAGACCTCGGTACGTTTGCCCTCAATATGTACAATCGCGTGATTCTTAGTGCTGGCTCGCATAGCCAGAATGAATCACAGGAACCACAGCCACCGGTTGACGAGTTTACCATTGCGAGGTTGTCCTGATGGCTATCAGTTGGATCCAGCCCAGCTTTGCCGGTGGTGAGATTGGACCGTCGTTGTACGGACGTATCGACATGGCGAAGTACCAGGTGGCATTGCGCAAGTGCGATAACTTTATCGTGCGGCAGTATGGCGGCGTTGAGAATCGACCAGGTACGCGTTTTGTCGGTGCCGCAAAATACCCAAATCGGAAATGCCGCCTGATCCCGTTCCAGTTCTCGACGGTTCAGACCTATGCTCTGGAGTTCGGACACCAGTACATGCGCGTTATCAAAGATGGTGCGTTGGTGCTGAACAGCAGCAATGTTATTTATGAAATTGCCACGCCATATACTGAAGCCGATCTGTTCCGAATTAAATTCACGCAAAGCGCCGACGTGCTTACGCTGGTTCACCCGGCATACCCGCCGAAAGAGTTGCGCCGCTACGCGCATGACAACTGGCAACTGGTTGATGTGGTAACGAAGAACGGGCCATTTGAAGATATCAATATTGACGAGTCAGTGACGGTTTATGCCAGCGCCAGCACCGGGACAATTACGTTAACGGCAAGCGCCTCTATTTTTGGCGCGGAGCAGGTAGGCAAATTGTTCTATCTGGAACAGCCTGCAGTGGATTCAGTGCCGGTATGGGAAACCAGTAAGAGTACGTCGATTGGCGATATTCGCCGTGCAGACAGTAATTACTATCGCGCCGTTACAGCAGGCAAAACAGGCACTTTGCGCCCTTCGCATACAGAAGGCACATCATGGGATGGCTGGGGCGGCTCCGGTGATGATGATACTGGCATTGAGTGGGAGTATCTGCACAGTGGTTTTGGCATTGCCCGTATCACTGCTGTAAACGGCACTACTGCAACTGCCGAGGTGATTTCCTATATCCCTTCGTAGGTCGTTGGCGAGGATAATGCCAGCTATAAATGGGCTAAATATGCCTGGAACAGTGTTAATGGTTATCCTGGCACTGTTGTTTATTATCAACAACGTCTTTACTTCGCCGCATCGACTGCGTTCCCTCAGACTATCTGGGCCAGCCGTACCGGGGATTATAAGGATTTTGGCAAAAGCAATCCTACGCAGGATGACGACAGAATTATCTACACCTATGCCGGGCGTCAGGTTAATGAGATCCGCCACCTGATTGATGTTGGTTCGCTGGTGGCGCTGACTTCCGGAGGTGAGTACGTCATCACCGGCGACCAGAACAAAGTGTTAACCCCATCATCATTTGCATTCAGCTCTCAGGGATCAAATGGCTCAAGCAACGTCCCACCAATTGCTGTGGCGAATATTGCTCTGTTCGTCCAGGAGAAAGGCAGTGTTGTCCGTGATCTGGCCTACTCATTCGATGTTGACGGCTATCAGGGGAACGACCTTACTATCCTTGCCAATCATCTTTTTCAGAAGCACAGCATTGTTGACTGGTGCTTCTCTATTGTCCCTTACTCCAGCGCCTTCTGCATTCGTGATGACGGTAAATTACTGGTGATGACCTATTTGCGTGATCAACAGGTTTTTGCATGGGCACCACAGTCCAGTACCGGAAAATATGAAAGCACATGCAGTATCAGCGAAGGCAATGAAGATGCGGTGTATTTCGTCATTAACCGAACCGTTAACGGGCAAACAGTGAGATACATCGAGCGACTGTCCAGCCGTTTATTTACCAGCGATGAAGATGCTTTCTTTGTTGATTCTGGCCTTAGCTATGATGGAAGAAATACGTCTGACAGAACGATGACCATCACTGGTGGTTCTGGTGAATGGGATTACCGTGCGGAATATACAATCAGTGTTTCTGGTGGTGCGTACTTCACCAGTAGTGATGTCGGCGCGCAACTACAGTTCCCTTATACCGGAACTGATCCTGATACTGGCGATGAAGTGTCAAAAGAATTACGTTGCGACATTATTTCTGTAACCAGCAATACCGCAGTAGTGGTTCGTGCTAACAGGAACGTCCCGCCATCCCTCAGGAATGTGGCCACCACGAACTGGCAGATGGCGCGCCGGACATTTGGCGGCTTGTCTCATCTTGAAGGCCAGACCGTAAACATCCTCTCTGATGCGAACGTGGAACCACAAAAAGTGGTTTCCGGAGGTGCCGTCACGCTGGAATCACCGGGGGCTGTTGTGCACATCGGCCTGCCAATAACTGCTGAATTCGAAACACTGGATATCAACATTAACGGACAGGAAACGCTGCTGGACAAAAAACAGGTGATCCCGTCCGTTACTCTGGTTGTGAATGCCAGTCGCGGCATCTGGGCGACTACGCCCGGCGGTAAATGGTACGAATATCCACAGCGTGAATTCGAGTTCTACGATGATCCTGTTGATGATGCTACCGGAAAAGTAGAAGTGAAGCTGGACAGTAACTGGGGCAAAAACGGGCGTGTAAAAATCCGTCAGCTTGACCCGTTGCCGCTGTCTGTTCTTGCCGTTATTCCTCGCCTTACTGTTGGGGGATTCTGATGGTCGATGTTCAAATTATTCCCGCTACCGAAGAGCATCTTCAGATGATTTTGCCGGATGTTCGTCAGGCTGATATTGACGAACTGTATGCGGTATCGCTGATGACTACCGAAGATGCGCTGCGTGTTGGTCTGCGCACTGCGACTATGGCCTGGTCAGGATTTGCGAACGGAGAACTGGTAACCATGTTTGGCGTATCTCCGGCGTCAATGATCGGTGGCAATGGTACGCCCTGGCTGGTAGGAACCAGCCGTATTGAAAAATATCAGAAGACATTTCTGCGCCACTGCCGCCCTGTATTGCAGCAGATGCTGGCAGTTTATCCGCGCCTGGAAAACTACGTCGACGAGCGAAACCATGTTGCCAAAGCATGGCTGCACTGGCTTGGATTCAGGCTTGAAGAAGCCGCGCCTTATGGTGCTCTTGGTCTTAATTTCCACAGATTTCACATGGAGAGAAAATAATGTGCGATCCGGTTATTGCTGGTGGCGCAATGCTCGCCATGAGTGGCATTCAGGCATACACCCAGTACCAACAGGGAAAGTATGCCTCGAAGGTTGCAGAAGCGAACGCAGATATAGCCACAGCTCAGGCAAATGATGCAATAAACAGAGGTAACGCTGAAGCTGAGCAACGACGCAGAGAGACCCGACAGCGGCTTGGTACACAGGCGGCGACAATGGGGGCTACCGGCGCTGATTTATCTACAGGTAACGCGCTGGATATATTTGGCGACACTGCCCAGTTTGGCGCTCTTGATTCGCTGACGACGGTGAATAACGCGCAACGCGAGGCTTACGGTTATCAGGTTCAGGCTGCCAACTATAAAGCAGAAGCCAGTTCAGCCCGTAAACAGGGGAATGTAGGAGCAGCAACAACATTGCTCACTGCGCCTCTGAAGGCATACGGTGCGTACCAGATGTTTGGTGGGACGTGGAGTCCGTTCTCTAAAGGAAGTACATCTAGTGGTGGGACGCCAATGTTATCTAACTCAGGTTTTATGAATTCTGACTCCCGATTCAAAATAGGAGGTTACTGATGCCTGTTGTTCCTACTACATCCGGACGTCAGGTGCAAAGTCGTGGTGTGCAAACCGGTGGTTTTCAGATCTTCGATGTTCCTCAAGCAGATCAGGTGCTGGCGAATGTCGCAGATCAGTATGCGGTGGCATATGGTGAAGCCAGGCAGAAAGCGAATGTTGCTATGGCCCAGGAGGCGTTACTGCAATTTAACCAATTTGCAGATGACCAGATTAACAACCCTGAAAGTGGGCTGATTTCTAAACAGGGTAAAAACGCTCTTGGTCAGAGTGACGCTGTTATGAAAAATATGCAGGAAAGGGCTCAGGCATTATTAGGCTCAATTCCTGAAAGTGAGGAAAGGAATAAATTATCCTTTCAACTCCAGCAGTCTATGCAGTCTTATTACAATCAGGCACGTCGATATGAAGTTGGGCAGTTTCAGCAATTCCAAGATCAAACGTATTTGTCAGGAAATGCATTGGCTGTCACTCAGTCTGCGGGGCTATATAGCGATAACCAAGCATTTGTCGATTTAGCCAAGCAGCGATTTGAATCTATTGATCAATACGCTGATGCGCATGGGCTTCCTGATGAGTGGCGTGTTCAGCAGAAAACTCAGCTCAAGGAACAAATGGGGCAGCAAGCATGGATAGGAAATATCGCTCAAAAATACAACGAGTTTCTTCAGGTTAATGGAGAGCCAGGGGATCTTGATGGTGTGAGTCGTGCAATATCACATGGTAATTCATTGGATGCTCGTGGTTTACGTAATAATAACCCTGGTAATATTGAAGCGAGCAAATCTAACCCGTGGGAAGGTCAGATCGGTAGCGATGGACGTTTTGCAACGTTTGCTACCCCTGAGCATGGAATCCGCGCGTTGGGTAAAAATATGTTGTCTTACCAGCGTCAAGGCTATGACACCGTTAGCGAGATTGTTAATCGCTATGCTCCGGCTAGTGATGGTAATAATACTGATGCTTATATTAGGGCATTGTGTGGTGAGCTTGGTGTTGGGGAGAATGATCAGCTTGATATCTCTAACCCAAAGACACTAGCTGCTTTATGTGCTGGGATTATTAAACACGAAAATGGCAGTATGCCTTATAGCACCGAACAGCTTGAAACTGGTATCTCGGCAGCCCTTGGTCTAACTAACCTTGATTCACCTAAGCGTTATACAGGCAATGCGGCATTTGATGCTATGAGCCCTCAAATGCAAATACAGGCATTGAGGCAGGCTAATGAGCTGAGAAATCAGTACCGCCAGCAGTATGCGGACCAGCTTAGCACCGTAGTTAAAGATGCATATTCAGCCCTTGATGAAGGATTGAAACCTGAGAAGTTACCTTCTGAGGACGATTTTATCCGGGCCAATGGTCCGCGCATTGGCGCTATGAAGTGGAAGGATATGCAGGCGCAGATACAATATGGAGGTGTCATTGGTGCCGCTAAAGACCTCACTCCAGAAGGACGACAAGACATTCTTGAACGTTTACGTCCACAGGATCCAAACGCTCCTGGATTTGCAGCTAACCAGCAACGCTGGGAGAAAATGCAGGCCAAATTTAAAGAGATGGATAGGGAGTGGGAGATTCAGCAGGGAAGAAACAGGTTCGTGTCTTCAATGCAAAATAACTTCCCGCTGGACCCGAACGACAAAAACAATCAGGCAGCGGTAGACCGTTATTTCGCGCAGGATATCGCGCCTTCGTTTTCCATATCTGATCCGCAGAGCATCAATACACTGGTCACCGTCACAACTAAAAGCGGCATGATACCAACTCAGGTTAAAACAATGCTTAACAGTGGAGCAACATCAAGAGATCCTGCGCTGGTTGTCCCGATGGCAAAATTCTACGGTCAGTTATTCGATAATAATCCGGCGGCAGCGGCAACACTTGATAAAAGTACGATGGCATTTTACGGCAAGGTTTACGATTATTCCCGCGCTGGCGTGCCGGAGGATAAGGCTGTTGATATGGCTTACAGCCAGGTGTTCCAACAGGATGACCGAATGAAACAGATGCTTTCCACTGCCATGCGAGACAAAAAATATGTCGCGGCGAGGGCAACTGCTGCACAAAATAACGCCAGCAGTCTGACTTCCTTTGGTTCGTGGTCTCCGGATATTACCGATCCAGGAAAATCAAATGCGGCCTATCAGCGAGATTACCAGACAATTTACGATGCTAACTTTGTACAGACAGGTGGCGATGCAGAACAGGCTGAGAAAATGACCAATGCCATGATCAGAACCACCTGGGGAGTTTCTACGGTTAATGGCAAAGCAGAGGTTATGAAGTATGCACCTGAGGCATTGTACGGAGTAAATAATGGTGCTGGTAACTGGATACAGGGGCAGTGGGAGCAGGAAAAACGCGAGCTTAAATCAAAATCCTTTGGCGGTCCTCGCAGTGATACGGACTTAATACTTGTTTCTGATGGCCTTACGGCAAGGGATAGGAGTTATGCTGTTATGGTTTTACAGCCTGACGCAAACGGAGCGATAGAACCGAGAAATTATATTGGAGAAAATGGTCTCCCTGTTCGTTTCAAGCCGGATCAGCTGACATCTCCAATGTACAGGCAAACCATTAAGTTCCAGCAACAGCGTGTTGATGAGGCTAGAGTGCGGAGAGAAGGCAATCCGCTGCCGCAGTTCAGCAATAAAGATGGATATACTCCTCCAGATCTGACCAAACCATTCGGTTATGGTTCAGCCAATTACCTTCCGAGCAATATATACGCAGGGGGCAAATAATGCCGATATATGAACAGGATCCTAAAGAGTTGCTTGGCGAGGATATTCAGCAAATAGCAGCACCTGATGACAGTAATTTCTATATGGAAACACCTTCTTTGCTTTCTGCTGTGAACCCATTTACCAGTGATCAACGCGTTCAAAGGTCTAGACAAGCAGCATTTCGTATAGATAACACGCTGGGTAGCTTTATTGCCAGTGCTCCTTTCAGTCAGTTTGACAGGGTTGAAGGATATAACCCATTTGATAACGATGCAGCAGATATTAAAGGCTATGAAGATTTTGCAGATTCGTTTATCAACTCCGGTTCGCATGAAGAAACAATGGCAATTAAACATCGAATCGATCAGCAGAGAGCTGACATGGAATACAATTCAGGCTTGGGATTTGCTGGTACAGTCTCTTCTGTAGCAATGAGATTAGCAGATCCATTCAATGCGATTTCTATGTTTATTCCGTTCGGCGCTGTCGTTCGTGGCGGTCGTATTGCAGAAACAGCCGGACGTTTTGCTTTAGCCAATGCTGCTGGCAGTGTTGCTTCAGAGGCCGCATTGCAGGCCACTCAGGAAGCTCGCTCACCGATGGAGAGCGTATCGAACGTTGTTGTTGATGCTCTCGTTGGTGGGATCCTTGGTGCTGGTGCACAGCTACTTGCTGGACCTAGCGCGCGCGAGGCAGTGGTTAACTCAGTAGGTAATCATTTGCGAGGTATGGATTCTCCTCAAAGCATTGGTGCAGCTCAGGTTTTCAATACCACACTCGATCAGGAACAGCTTGCTGGACTTGGACTTGCTAACAAAACGTTGAGTGTCACTCCTGCTGGCCGCTTGGCGCAATCACCATCTCTTGTTTCCCGTCAGATTAACCAGCAGCTTGCCGAAAATAACTATTTCTTCGCCAAAAATGATGAGGGGTTGGCTACGTTTACGGCAGTCGAGACTAAGATTAAGCAATACGACGCCATGCTTTATAAGCAGATGGAAGCTACTCGTGATGCTTACCAGCAGTACAGCAAATCTGTCAGCGCCCGCGGCGTGAAGAGGATGAACTTTATTGATTTCAATGAAGCTGTTGGCATGGCTATGCGCCGTGGTGATCAGAGTGATATTCCTGAGGTTTCACAAGCAGCCGCCAGAATCCGCCCCATTTTTGAGACCACAAAAGCCCGTATGCAGGAATTGGGGATCCTTCCTGAGGATATCGATGTCGTGACGGCGAAGAGTTATCTTCCCCGCATTTATAAGTTCGATAAGATACTTTCCGACCGCACTGAATTCAGAGGGCGAATTGCCAACTGGATACAAGGGATTAGTGCCAAAGGTGCTGACAAAGCAGGTCAGCGAATTGAAAAGATAAATTCATTGCTAAAAACTGCAGAGGAATCAGCACCGCGCGCTGATGCTCTCGCTAGTGAAATCGCTGAAGCGGAGAAATGGTCTGGTAAAAAAATTCTACTCATGGAAGAACTGGATAAACGAAATAAGCTTATATCTCAGGAGACTGACACACAGGCGCGTCTTACAAGAATAGAAAAAGAGTTGGCCGAGACTTCATCAGAAAAACTTCAGGCAAGAATGATGAAAGAAAGCTCTGACCTTAAAACACGCCTTGATGATATAGCGCAGGCAAAGAGTGAGCTTCCTGTCTATCAGCGCCATATGGAGTTGCTGGATAATCCACGGAAATATCGTTCTGAGCTTCGCCGACTGCAAAAACGGGCAAATTCAACCACAAGGCTGAATGCAAGCCGCGAGCGAGCACTGAAGCAGATGGAGCCTCTATCCCGAGAGGAAGCAGAGGACGCTGCTGACGAGATCGTGAATAAAATAATAGGCGCACCTTCCGGGCTTGTACCAGCCGATATTATCCCAGAGAGACTCGTTGGTCGGGCTGGTTTCACTAAAAGCCGAACGCTGCTTATTCCTGATGAGCGTATAGAAGATTTTCTTGAATCAGATGTTAACTACATCATGGAAAGTTATCTCCGGCAGGTGGCACCAGAAATTGAGCTGACTGCGCAGTTTGGCCGTAAAGATATGGGGGAGCAAATCCGTCAGGTTAGTGAGGAATATACCCGGCTAATAAAAGAGGCTAAAACACCTAAACGACGTGCAGCTCTTGAGAAGCAACGGGAGGCTGATATTAGGGATATTACGGCTATGCGTGACCGACTGCTTGGTACTTACGGCGCACCTCAAGATCCACGCAGTTTCTTTGTTCGTGCCGGGCGAGTTGCTAGGAATATTAACTTCCTCCGTTTGCTTGGTGGAATGACCGTCTCCGCTGCAACTGATCTGATGCGACCGATGATGCAGCATGGCCTGAGAAAATCTCTCGGACCAATGGTAAGCATGCTTAAAAATATGGACTCAGTGAAAATTGCAACCAGGGATTTGCGAGAAATGGCAGTTGGGCTTGATTATGTCCTGTCTACGCGCACAAAGGCTATAGCGGATCTTACTGACCCCTATAGCCGGAGAAGCGCCGCTGAGCGAGGTCTGAACTGGATGACGCAGAAATTCGGTAACTGGACGCTGATGAATCAGTGGAACAGCGCACTTAAATCATGGTCTGGGATGATAGTGCAGTCGAGGATACTTGACGCGGCTCGCCAAGTTTCTGCTGGTGGCACGCTCTCCAAAAGTGAAATGCGGAAGATGGCACAGGTCGGCATCAATGAAGATGTTCTGCGCCGAATCGGGGAGCAATTCGGGAAGCACGGAGAGGATATGGACGGGCTGTTAACCGGGCATAGTCATCTGTGGGATGACCGTTTCGCTAGAGAGATTTTCCAGTCTGCAGTGCTGAAAGATGTAGACTCAGTGATTGTAACGCCTGGCGTAGGTGATACACCGCTGTTTTTTAGTAAAGAAGGCTGGAAGATGATCACGCAGTTCAAAACGTTTATCTTCGCACAGCATAACAGGGTGCTAGTATCTGGTATCCAGCAGGGCGATGCTGCATTCTATCTTGGTGCGCTTGGCACGATTGCGCTTGGCTCAATGGTCTATATGATGAAACAGAAGTTAAGCGGTCGCGATATCGACTACAGCTGGAATAACCTTGTGAAAGAGGGGATCGACCGGGGCGGAATGCTTGGCTGGCTCTCTGAGCCGCTGAATACCGTTGAGAACATAAGCGGCGGTAGGTTTGGTCTTGGCGCGATGTTTGGTGCGCCTCCGGTATCAAGGTTTCAGAGTCGTAATGCTATTGGTGCTTTACTTGGTCCTACCTTTGATCTTGGCGGTGATGCCGCGACGGTTGCAAATGGTGTACTTAACGGAGAATTTGACAGCCAGCAAACCCACGCTGTCCGTAAAATGCTACCTTTTCAGAATCTGTGGGCGATATCACCATTACTAAATAAAGTTGAAGAGCAGATGAAATAGGATGAAAAAAATAAATTTGTTTTTTGGCATAGTGCTTTCAATAGTCTCTGTAAATCCTACAGCTGCCAGTTCATTGCAATGCAATAAGGATAACTTTGATGCATGCAAAACGTGCGAACAATTATCAAAGGCTATCGACTTAAAAGAACCTAATCGTGGCGATTACTATAGAGGGGCTTTATGGAATGGGCTTTACGCCTCTTATGTAATTAATTGCCCTGTGGTTGCAGAGAAGTTACTGAGCCATGGTGCTATACCATCATATGGCGGATATATGGGGTCTATGGGGGCGGTTCTGACAGGAAAATGGCCTCATAACAATGAATCAATAAATCTTTCATGGGCAGATTTGCTTATAAAACATGGATTTGATGTTAATAGGCATACGGGGAATTATAAATCAGCTACTGAAGTATGGGCTATAGATAAAAAACAGATTGAATATAAGTCAGTTTTTGACAAGTTAATTCAATCCAGCGAAGTAAAACCACTCGATCCTTCAAGAAATTTAGAATGGTGTGCGTCTGAAGGGTATCGCTCAGTTGTCGTTTATTCCCTTAACTCATGTATAGAAAATGCTATAAAACGTTTGGATGACGGTGTTTCTTCAGCGTCTGATATTTCATCAGCAGCCGTAAATTCCTGTACTAGCGATGTAGAAAATTTCAATAAGCATTTGGCATGCAAAGCAGCTGTTAAAGAAAACTCTGATAAAGAGAGAAGCAACGTTTACCAGTTATTAACCAGTGATAGTCAAATGAATAAAAATGTTATTGATATGCTGAAGGAAAGAAATATTGAAACGGTTCTTGAATTTAGAGCTGAAAATCGATCAGCGAAAACTGCACAGTGATCAAACAGGCCGCTTTCGCGGCCTTGTTTTTAACGAATGCCACCGCCGCCAGGGCGGGAATCCGCAGAACGCCCACCGCAGCGGGAGCCGTCAGCGGCAGTATCGCTGTCGTGCTGACAACGACCGGCAAAGGCCTGAGTTGAAGCTACCAGAGACAACAAAACGAACAGTGCAGCAAATGCTTTTTTCATTGTGAAATTTCCATCTATAAGCCACCTCAATGTGGCGTCAATGAGTGTAGCACTGACTTTTGTTTCGTCCACAAAAAAGCCCGCAGCGCGGGCTTACTTTTCTTCAGGTTTGTTGTCTTCAGATTTCTTCTTGATGCTTGGTTTTTGTCTAAGAACGAAAATACCAGCCACTGCAACAACTGTACCGATCACTGTGCCAGCTAGAACTTCATGACCTGTTAAACCTAATAATGTTGCACAAGCTACTGTAAAAATAGTTGCACTCAGGCCAAACCACTGCCCACGTTTATCTCTATTAATAGCCCCGTCAAGTGCCTTTTCCTCCATTTTCTGGCGGTGAGCAAACTCCTTCTCCGTCAGCTGGAAGATGCGTTCGGGGGCATCAGGTAAAATATCCTGATACCCGCGAAGCAGATAGGGGGGAGGAAGCGGACCCTGAAACGCATGGTGAGCGACAACTATCTCCTGAATTTCAGGGCGATCAAGAACTCTTGTGAAGGCATCTGGGTGTTGAATGATCTCGTTACTTAGCCCTTCCTCAACTTCCTCGAACTCAGTTTCTTCGTTATCACTTGGTTGCCCAATAGATTTTTGCATATTTGTCGAAGGACATTCCTTTAGCTTCTGGTTTTCCTCTTGCATTTGAGTTTTTCCCTGTCACTATTGCCCATTTTCCGCCAGCAGGCGCTGCAATTTTTTTTCCGTTCTTTACTATATATTCAGCATAAACACGATTTTCTGACCGTCTGAGATCGTCTCCGACCATATTCATGTCTCTTGATATAACTTTGACGACAGAGTCTCGGTTTAAAGCCTTGGCATAGTTGGAGCCAGGAACGATACCCAAAGGGGTGCCAGACTCTATAGCCAGCTCCTTGACATATCTTCTGCTCATATGAACCTCAACCAATCGACTTTACCAATCGGGTAATTTTAAACATGAGTATAATGCTTTTAACTGCAACGAGTGTAAACAATTATTGATAATTGTAGGCACATCCCTGTGCCGCCGCCCGTCAGAAGAACCCTGCTTTGTCGTTGATGTACTCCGCGTGCGTCTGGATATCACGCAGGCATTTGCTCACACCGACGATGTAGCAGAACATGGTGGTCAACTCCGCCGCCGCGCCCGATACGTCGTGCCCGTCTTCCTGTAACTGGTTTAGCAGATTCATCAGCAGTGAGTTCTCCGTCAGGCCGAGAACACCAGACGGCGAATGAATCAGGCTGCGGTAGCCGGGCTTCAGTGGGGCGCTGTAGGTTTTGTTCTCTACCTTCATTGCCTGCATCACTGCTGATGCTGTGGCGTTGGCTACCTGGTCGGCAACCATCTTTATGCGTTCTTCCTGCGGGAGCGAGTTTTTAATGTAACTTCCGGTGCGGCGGATCTGAGGAAGAACCTCACCTGTAACCCATTCAAGAAATCTGAATGCTCTCGTTCCCTCAGTCATTGCCTCTTTGCAACGCAGAATAAGGATGTAGAGACCTGATTCTGAAACGATGGATAGTTCTTGTATTCCACCAGGGGTCTGTATTGAATACAGCCCCTTTTTGTTCCAGCCTTTTTTATCAAGTTTTCTCGCTTGTGTAACATCAATATTCAAAGCATTGCACACATCTTTGGTGACAAACCAAGGTTCTCCGTCAATCATGAACATACGGATCTGGCAGGATGACTCAAAGGAAAAGATGGAAGGTTTGGTATTCATAGCGATCACCTTTGTAGTTAGGTTAATCACCACCGCTGAGACCAATCAGATGGTGGTGAACTGTGCAGAGTTGGTCTTACCGGCTACAAAGGAACCCGGCGCACCTTTCGGTGCCCCCACACAGCCCACCATAGAATAGGTGCGCTTTACACATAAAAAAACCGCTTATGCGGCATATGTGCCTCTGTAGTAATCCGGGAGACCAATCCCGGCACTGGATTTTGCCAGTGCCCGATTACTATGGCACAAGAGGAGTGCAATGTAAATTTACCGAAAAGGTAATAATAAATGCATAACTCACGTTATTTCAACCCTATATGGTTTGATTTATCCCATTTCAGAAAATACCTGCCTATTTTTTTGCCAGTATGCGTATACTTTCGATAGAATGTTTACCCTAGAGGTAGTTGGGGGTGCCCGTGAACACGAAGAGAGCTACAGTAATGCAGCATTTGAGGAAATCAGAAAAAAATAAAGACCATGAAATATTGAGTAAGGCCATTGTTCGGGCTTCCAATAATACTGTTATACCTCATGCTGAAGAGTCTGGACAGAAATTTCTTATTCGGTATTTCACTGAAAATAGTGCAGTTGAGGAGATTTTAAAACATCAGGGAGGGGAATTTAAATGTGGAAAACTGGCAGATTATGTTCGTCGTGAAACGTCTGAACAAGAAGTATATTATGCTGATATTAATCATAAGTCAGGTGTGAAAATTGTAATAGGCTATTACACAACTCCCAAAAATGTTATGCATGAGGTCCCAAAGATGTCCGTCGAGAAATCTCATGCAATCTCGCGCAGGATGTTTGCACGCACTGCCGAAGATATGGCTCAGGAGCTCTACGACGATGCTGAATAAATTCCAGGGGTTGGTTCACCCTGGAATTTTTGGGAAGGACCCTGAGCTAATACCTATCAAAAACGCGTTCATAGATCACTGGCGCTACGGTCATCATAAGGATTTCGGAAAGGACACTCTGTTTCGGGATCCACCGAAAGAAATGCTGGAATATCACATACGCCACGTTCACGTAAACATCGGAAACTATACTGACAAGTTTGGTGAGAGCGGTACGGAACAATGCTGGAAAAACTGGGCGTCTGGGAAGAAAGACAAGACCACTAACAAGCATAAAAAGATCCCAACCAGTGACGTGTATGTGATTTATCTGGTCACATCTGAACGCCATGCCTTCCTTCTGGATTATTGGGATGAACCAGCACATAAGACAGTAGAAATTGACGAGCAGAAGCAAAAATTAGTTGTCGAGTGTGACAGAATTTTGCGGCTGAAAAAGTTAGAATCCATGCCGCGCGATGCTAGTTTGTGGGACCCAGAATTTTACGACTGTTAATGGCCGCTTTCGCGGCCTTTTCTTTATGTGGTTTGTTTTCGTAATTGTTCGGCACAATAGTCGAGATGTGTTTGCAGATCCTGCATAGACATCTGTGAGCTGGTGACGTAGTTAATCAGTGCAGTCAGTTCGGCAAGTGGGCCATCGACATTAAATCCATCCTTATCGAGATCCCGGAGTAATTTCATCAAGTGCGATCCCTCCACCAGTGACCTGACGCCTCCCGGCGTGTGAATCCTTTCGGTAAATCCGTCTTCCAGTGGATAGTGATACTGCTGCATCTTATCTTCTCCATGCAATAACTGTATGTTTATACAGTAACAAATAATTTGTTTGCTATCCAGCACGTTTTGCAAATTACCCGAAAGGTAATATCTATTGGTATTTATAGTCTTTTTATCCATATATGGTTTTTCAGGTAATAGAATAACCAGATATGCGGCGCAACGGGTGCTGCGACTATCTGGAGATTTAACATGACGGTCTCAACCGAAGTTGACCACAACGAATACACCGGTAACGGCGTTACGACATCGTTTCCGTATACTTTTCGAATTTTCAGAAAATCAGACCTGGTTGTTCAGGTGTCTGATCTGAACGGAAACGTAACAGAATTGGTCCTGGATACCGGTTATACGGTAACTGGGGCGGGCACTTATAGTGGCGGTTCTGTGGTTCTTCCGTCTCCGCTTGCTACTGGATGGCGAATTACGATAGATCGTGTGCTTGATGTAGTGCAGGAGACAGACCTTCGCAATCAGGGAAAATTTTTCCCCGAAGTGCATGAAGATGCCTTTGACTACCTGACGATGCTGATCCAGCAATGTTTTGGGTGGTTCAGACGTGCATTGATGAAGCCCTCTCTGCTTGCAAAATATTACGATGCAAAGCAAAACAGAATTTCTAACCTTGCAGATCCATCACTTGAGCAGGATGCTGTAAATAATCGCTCAATGCGTAATTATGTCGATGCTGCAATCGCCGGGGTTGTTGGTGGTTTTGGTTGGTTTATTCAGTATGGTTCTGGGGCTGTGTACCGAACGTTCCAGGATAAGATGAGAGACACCATTAGTGTTCGTGATTTTGGTGCAAAAGGAGACGGCATAACAGATGATACTGTAGCAATTCAAAATGCTATTAATGCAGTACCAGAAGGGGCTATACTTGGATTTTATGGTGGTGAATTTGTTTTTGATAAGGTTGAATTGTTTAAGCCAATAACATTAGTTGGTGATGCAACGTTAATTCACAACGGATTTAGAATAAAATCTAGCAGAATCCGATCACTTTTATCTGGCGTTCAGAAATGCAAGGATTACTCCGAGTCTTCAAGAGCATTTTATTGCTATGCAAATGAAGACCAAAGAGATTATGACGATATTCAGATTTTATTTAATAGATTTGAAGGTTTCTTTTACTCTACGGCATTTGTTGCAAAAAACTATTATTTGGAGAATGACCCTAATTCAAGAATTGTCAAAAACACAAAAGTAATAGGGTGTACATCAGTTGCTCCTGATTCTGTAAATGCCGGTCATTTTCAACATATAGGCGTTACAAATGCTGAAACATCACATAACTCAACTTATGGCGGACAAAATGCAACATCATACAACTTCATTAACCAGAATGGATTTGTAAGGATTATAGGAAATTATGACCATAACAATAGCTATGGTTCATGTGAGCTTGAGAACTCAATGGTGAGTAACTCAGTCATATCAGGTAATACGTTTTCGTCATATTTATGGGTGGATGATACAAGTAATGTTACTATTTCTGGAAATACAGTTTCATCAAGGATCAAAGTAACATCGCAAACTGACGATGTTCATAATATAACCATATCAGCAAATACCACAAAACGGATTACTATAGAGCAATTTGGAGAATCTCCAACAGGTCTGGTATATGGTGCATTAATTTCCTGCAACACTATTACTGGCGACAGTGATGGAAGTTCAGACATTTTATGTACGTCACTTGTTACAGGTGAAATTTCATCAAATTATTGTCATGGATCAGAAAAAAATATATCAATTGTCCGCCTGGATTCTTCTGATATAACTGTTAGAAATAATAAAGGAAACAAAGGATTACTTACAATAAGTAACGATGGTGGAAGGATTGAACCGCCCCGGGTTTCCTGGAGAGTGTTTTATCTGTGAACTCAGGCTGCCAGATCATCGTTTCCGATGGAAGCATAATAAGCTTTTTCTGCTTCT